TTTAAAAAATTAGGAGAAATAAAAAATGAAAAGAGATATGAAAACTTTAATAAAGAATGTAAAAGCATTTGCTCCAGCAGTTGTTTCGACAGATGCAACTACAGCAGGAGAAATAATAGATACAAAAGGATTTGAGAGTATTACTTTTTTACTTCAAGGGACAATTACAGCGGGAGATATTACTCCTCTTATTCAAGACGGAGATGACGCAGCTTTAGGGGATGCAGCAAATGTTGTTGATGATTTTTTAATCGGAACAGAAGCAGCGGCAAAATTAATAACAACAACAACAGAATCAAAAATTGGATATGTTGGCAAAAAAAGATATGTAAGATTATCAGCAGTTTCTGCGAACTCTTGCAATATCGTATTTGCTTGTCAAGCAGTTTTGGGAAATTCAGAAATAAATCCAGCGGTTTAAGGTGGTTTAAAATGTTAGTAAAACTTTTAGAATCTTTTACGATAGATACAATTAGATATATCAAAGGCGAAAGCAAAGATATAAACGAAAATCTTGCAAAAGATTTATTGAAAGCAAAATGGTGTGAATTGGTAGTCGAAGAAAAAATGATTAAAAATTTAGAAAACAAGGCTATTAGTTCTGAAAATTTAGAGAATAAAAAACGAGGAGGAAAAAACAATAAATGAAAAAACATTTAATAAGCATAATTGCTTTTATATTGTTATTTACAGGTTTATTGCTAGCTATTGAATATGGCGATTTAACTGTAAAAAATTTAACAATTAAAGGTGCTACAACTGCGACTGGGGCAATTACAACACCATCTTTAGTTTATACAGCATTAACATATACATCTTCTAATACAGTTGTAAGTTATGGAATAACAGCTGCAACTGCTACTTTTAGCGGTTTAGTTAATGTTTCAAGTATGACTGCTACAAATCAAGTATTGGCAGACAAACTGAGTGATGGCGTTGCATATTTAAAAGATGGGTCATTAGTTGACGCTTTAACGGTTGCAAGTTCTAGTGCTACAATTACTAATACTTTAACAGCAGGTACTTTAACAGACGGAACAGCTTCAATATCAGCTGGTGCAGCTAGTGGATTTTTAACGGTTGCAAGTTCAAGTGCAACTATTACTAATACTCTTTCAGCAAAAGTTATAGATTTTGCGGTTAATTTAGATACAACAACTGCTCCTAGTTCAACTGGTATAGTTGGATTGACATCAACATTTAAAATGTATGTTTCAACGGCAACGGCTGCAGGCAGTTGGGAGTTAATAGGTTCACAATCATAGTTTTAATTATTTATACGGAGTTTAAAAGCTCCGTATAATTTTAAGGTAAAAAATGGAATATATTTTAAAAACAGATAGTAGTGTTTTAGCAGTTAGTTTAGTTGAAATGAAAGCCTATTTGCAGGTTGATTTTTCGACTGATGATTCTTTGATAACTGAATTAATAAAAGTTGCAACTAGATATGTTGAAAATTATACACATAGAGAAATGTTATCAAAAACATTTACATTATATTTAGATAGTTTTGATGAAGAATTTACTAATATGATTTTAATAAAACGTCATAAATTGCAATCAATTACTTCAATAAAATATTATATAGATGATATTTTAACAACTTTTTCAAACTTAAGTTATTCGTTTACAAAATCAGATAATAATTTTCAATATATTTATTTAAAAGAAGGATATAATTATCCAGATATTGATTCTCGACCACAAGCTATTGAAATTGAGTTTATAGCAGGCTTTGGAACTACTGCCGCAGATGTGCCAGACGATTATAAAATTATGATTAAAAGATTAGTTGCATATCTTTATAATTTCAGAGGCGATTGTATAGATGGAAACATAGATTTAAACCATGCAAGTTTAATCGGTTTAAAATCATTATTAGATATGAAGTCAATTATTTATTTAGTTTGAGAGGTGTAAAATGATTAGAATTCAAGTATTAAAAGAAAGTGAAAAATATAATTTAAAATCAAATAGTATAGTTTTTTTAGAAGATGAAAAAGCATTAAAAGCAATTGCAGCTGGCTATGCAAAAGTTTATTGTGATTGTATAGAAATAAAAGAAGAAGTTATTGAAAAACCAAAAAAGAGTAAATAATGAGTTGTAAATATATTTGTTTAGGTCAATTTAATCATGAAATAGAGTTATTGACTCGTTCTATAAATTCAAGTTCTTTGAATGCTAGTGAAGATTTTACTTTAATAAAAACAACACGAGCAAAGATTGAAACAGTAAATAAAAGTACTGAATTTTTCGACGGCGTTAATTTAGTTAATTCTTATACGCATAAATTTACGATACATTATTCAAGCGATATAACTTCTGAAAAGTGGATAAGAATTGGAACATTTTTATATCGAATATTAGATGTTGAAAATATAGATAATATGAATAAATATTTAATTTTAAGAGCCAAACAAACAGGAGCAAATACAATTGCTGCAAACTTCAATTAAAATAACTCCTCGCAGTAAAACTGTTTTAGTTGATTTGCAAAATATAAAACAGAATGCACAAAGAGCAATGAGACGAGGTCTTTCACAGATAGGAAATTTATTAGTAAAAGAGACAAGAGAAGGGATAACAAACCCGCCTAAAACTGGATTATTTTATAAATATAAAGGGCGTAATATTCAAGCGTCAAGCGTTGGCGAGTATGCAGCGAATAGAAGTGGTAAATTAAAAGACTCTGTAAACAGCACAAGCAACAAAGAAAGATTGATTTTTGGAGAAAAAGAAGAGTATGGTAAATTTCTCGAGCTTGGAACTAAAAAGATGAGAAAAAGAGAAAATCTTTTGAAGTCAATTGTAAATACAAGATTACAGCAAATTTTAATAATTGAAAAACAGTTTGCTAGGGAATTGAAGAAATGAAAACAAATGATATTGTTAATATATTAAGGGAAAGATTGCCTCAATTAACTACTTCATTTAATGCTCAACAAGATATAAGCTCTTTGACAGCTGCGGCAGGATTAGCAACTATGAATTTTGCAATCCCAAATACTGTTTTAAAAACTGGCGATAAAGTTTTAATAACTGGTTCTCTTGTTAATAATCCAATAACTTCTCTTTCACATGTAAACGGATTAGCTACTGCAATTACTACAAATGTACATGATTTAACAGAAGGTTATTCGTCTATAACAATTTCAGGAGCAACACAAGCAGGATATAACGGCACTTTTACTCTTATAGATGTTATAGATGAAAAAACTTTTACTTTTAATGTTGCGAGCAGCACAATTTCACCAGCTACAGGCTCGCCAGTTTTAATGGAAAATGTAGAAATAGATTTTAATGGTTATCAAACAATAACTAAAATTTCAACGACTCAATTTACTTTTCAGATTGCGAATATTGGAACTTTGACATCAAGTGGAACTCCAAAAGTAAATTATAATTTTAGAATACATGGAACAGTAGATATAGAAACAGCGATTGAGTCATATACAGCACAAGCAAAAACGGATTATTTTTTATTCGTAGAGACAGACGATACAACTTCTAATAAAGACCGTTTTAATGTTATAGATAGTAATTATATATTTAAAGAAGGACAAGATTTTACTCAAAATTGTATTCAACCAATAAATCTTTATTTTATAGTGAATTGTAAAGATGATATGCTTGCAACTACATATAAAGATATTATGGAAGACTTGAGAGGTTTATTATTTAGTTCTTTTGTTTCTTTAAGTGTGGCAAATTATTTAAAAGAAAATAATGTATCAGGTATAACTTATAAAACAGATGGTAAATTTCTTTATAATAAAGCAATTTATGTTCATAGATTTGTTTTTGAAGCTATAAGCGAAATAACAAAAGAAGATATAGCAACACCAGAAAGAGGAGTTGCATTTAGAAATATTGAATTAAATTATTTAAATAGTTTTGATGTGAATATTAAAAAAGACACAGCAAAACTACCATAAAAGGAGAAAAAAGATGGGACAATCAATGCCAAATATTACAGTTACGACAAGCTCCGCTCAATCAATTTTAGGGCTTGGCGATAGAAAGGCTCTTATTGTTGGTCAAATGTTAACAGGTTCGGCAGTCGCTGGAGTTATAACAGATAATATTGCTAATACAGGTGCAGAAGACGCACTTTTTGGAAAACAATCACAAGTTGCAGCAATGATTAGAGCTTTTAAAGAAGAAAACAAAAATACAAGACTTGATGTTTTAGCTCTTGCGGATAGTGCAGCAGTTGGAAAAGCAAAAGCGAAAAAAACTATTACTTGGACAGGAACATCGGCAAGTGCAGCAGGAACATATTATTTATATGTTAACGGTCATAAATATACTTTAGCGGTCGCAATATCAGATACTCCTACAGTAGTTGCAGCAGCTTTTGAGGCTTTGATTAATGCGGATGCAAATGCTCAATGGACATCAGTTGATACAACAGGTGCTTTGGCAATAGAGAGTTTGCATTACGGTACAATTGCGACAACAAATTTAAATATTAAAGTTGAGGGTAC